AGACTAATTGTTTACACGAGTGGCAAGAGAATTTTCCTCTGTACTCAGAAAAGTTTTTATACATCTAGTTTTGCTTCTAAATCTAAAACTCTTTTAGGATCTTCTTTTAGCCATTCAATGACCTTTGCCCTACCCTGTAATCGCTCTTCTCCAATAGTGTACCAGGCTCCACCCTTTTGTATAGCACCAACAAGCTCTGCAGTGTCAACCAAGTCTGCAATTTTATCTACGCCAAAAGATCCTTCTCCATCAAAGTAAAAATCATAAGAACCTGCAACAAATGCTGGACCAGTTTTATTAAAGTCAACGTGCCAGTTAACTACACGACCAATCTTAGATTCAATAACCTTGTCTCCTGAAACTATTTTTCCTTTAATCGCTTGATTATCAGACTCACTTGACCATAACTTTACAATGGTGCTACTAAAGAATTTAACAGCATGTCCACCAGTTGGTTGATGAGAAGCAAACATTGCACCAATATTATTTCTTTGTTGAGAAATTAAAACAAGCAAGGTTGGTTTATCATTATTGTTTGCATAGTTAAGCATTTTTACCGCATTGGTCATATCTCTTGCTTCTGCACCAATTTGTTTAGTATTTTCTAGCTGCTTTAGTTCTTCTGAATCTTTTTCAAAATATATAGCAGGAAGAAGTGCAGAAATGGAATCAACAATTAGAACGTCTACCCCAGCTTTCATAAGCTGTACTCCAACATCTACCATCTCATTCATGCTTCTAGCGTTTGAATAAATTAGTTGATCTACATCTACTCCAAGTTTTCTTGCCCATTCTGGATCAAATGATGCTTCTGCATCAATCCAGGCACAGACCTTTCCATCGTTTTGAGCATCAGCAATCATCTGCAAACAAAATGAAGACTTTCCTGCAGACTTATTTCCCCAAATAAGGACTTGGCGACCATAGGCAAATCCACCTTTAAGGGCATTGTTTAAACTAATACTTGGTGTTTTTTGTTTAGTTATTTCAATGGTATTTCCACTTGTAATTTTTTTACGCAACTTTGGATCTAATTGAGATAAAAAGTCATCAAGGTCTATTTTAGTCACGCTAGAACACCATGCATCTTTGGTCGCTCCGTATTTATCTTAGCCTTATTCTTTAAAGATTCTTCTAAAGATAAATCTGTGTATCCATCTCTAACTAAACCAGCATACAGGTCTAAGACTCTAATAATAACGTCAGCTAGTTCTTCTACTACCTGGTCATCACCTTTCTCCTTGCGTATTGCCTCAAGCACCTCAGAGACTTCTGAATGCACCATTGCAAGTTGCTTTAAGTAGAATATAGTTCCATTATTATCATCCCAAAATCCTTTATCTCTTGCATTTGCGTGTAACACTGATGCAAATTCATCAATTACGATAGCCATTTATAATACTTCCTTCAATGTAATAGTTCCTTCTTTTGTTTCACCAAAATTAATCTTTGCTATTTTTCCAGGCTGACACTTCATGTATCCAGTAGAAAACATTGTTGGAAACACCATTGCAGCAGTCATTTCTCTTGAACTATTGGCAACAATCATATTAGCCATTCTTTTTCCAGCCTTTGTGACTCTAGGAGTAAATGATAGCACAAAGTGTTCATCATTTGCAAATGGTATTTGCTTATAGTTTAAAAACTTTATAAGTGGATTTTCTTTATGCTCTTTCAATTCATCAATTGGAATAGCTTCAGAAATTCTATTTGCACCTGCAAGTATTAAATAAGTTCTTCCTGGCTCAATCTTAGTTTCTTCATCATCAAAGATTCCAATTACTCCAGTAGAGTCCATAATTTCTACTCTTGACCAGCCTTTACCACGCTTAATATTTTTTGCAATACCAAGCAAGACAAATACACCTTGCTCATCAAAGTCTTCTACAAGATCTATGTATGCATAGTAATGTTGTGGAACACTCGTATTTAATTCTGGAAGATTGAGATATTCATAAAGATTATCTCTAACCTTTACTTCATCTCTAGGATTATCTTCAAATGTTAATGCACCAATAAGATCTAATGCTTCTACTGCTCTTGAATTAATGCCACTACCTTTTTGCATTGCAAACTTTTTAAATTGTTCTTTTGATTCAAAAGGTCTACCTGCAATAATCTTACCTGCAACTCCTTCAGAGAGCCACTTGATTGCAGCAAGTCCAAATCTAATCCCCTTGCCTTCAATTTTAAAATCTGAATCAGACTCATTGATGTGTGGAAGTTTTAGAGACAGCCCCATACGCTTAGACTCAATCAAATATTCAGTACGGGTATCGCTATCCTTTTCACTCTTTAGCAATGAAAACATAAACTCAATAGGGTAATGATACTTTAGCCAAGCAGTCCAGTAAGACAAAGTTGAGTATGCAACAGCGTGAGATTTGTTAAAGGAATATCCTGCGTGTGCCTCAAAGTCGTGCCACAAATCTTTTGCTCTAATTCCAATATGCTTTTCTGCATTATTAACAAACTTATCTTTAAAGATGTCAAACTCTTTAGCATCTTTTTTCTTACCAATAATTTTTCTAACCTTGTCAGCCTCAACCATAGTCATTCCACCAAGGACAACACAGGCTTGCATTACTTGTTCCTGATACAATACACATCCATATGTGTCTTTTAGATAATCATTCATAGAGGGATGAATGTACTCAACCATTTCTCTACCATGCTTACGAGCAATATATGACTTTCCAATTGTATTCATAGCACCTGGACGAACAAGAGCATTTGAAGCAACAAGTTCGTCAAAGTTACTCACTCTCATCTTAACTAAAAGGTTTGTATACGGAGTTGCTTCACACTGAAAAACACCCTTTGTACGCCCCTCAGAGAGCATCTCAAAGACTTTCTTGTCATTTAGAGGTATCTGCTTAAGGTTTATGTCTGTACCGTGGCGTTCTTTAATTGTTTTAATAGTCTGATCAATTACGGTAAGAGTCTTTAGACCAAGTACATCAAGCTTGATTAGACCAATTTCTGCAGCCTCTTCCATGTCTACTGCAACTACTGGAATTCTTTCTTTACTTCCTGGTGCAATTCGTGTTTCAAGTGGTGCATACTTAAAGATTGAATCTTTTGCAGTAACTACACCTGCAGCATGAATACCAGTTCCACGAATTCTTCCACGAAGCTGCTCTCCATATTTAAGAATTTCAGGATATTTCATTCTAAACCATTGAGCATTAGATGATCTTGTAAAGTCATCCCAACTATCTACGCCTTTAAGAACTTTATTAACATCATTAAGGGGAATGTTAAATGCTCTAGCAACATCTCTTACAACGCCCTTATCTTTAAATGCAAGGAATGTAGCAATAGATGCAACATTCTTATATTCACGTTCAAGATATGCTTTTACTTCATCTCTTCTATCGTCTGCTATATCAGAATCAATATCAGGAAAATCATCTCTATCTGGATTAATAAAACGGAAAAACAAAAGACCATATTCAATTGGATCAATTTCTGTAATTCCTAACGCATAGCAAACTAAAGAACCTGCTGCTGAACCACGACCTGGACCAACCATGATTCCCTGATCTTTTGCCCAATTAAGCATATTATGAACAACCAAAAAATAGGGTGAGAAGTTTTTGCTTTTAATAACATCAAGCTCTAGATTTAATCTATCTATATATTCTTTATTTTCAGACAGACCTTTTAAAACTAATCCCCTGGAAGCAAGTGCAAGAAGTTCTTCATTTGGATTATCTACCTTTATTGGAAGAAGGTCTAGATTACTTTTAATAGTATATTCTTCTACCTTGTTTGCAATTTCAACAGTGTTTTTATAAATATCTTCACGCTTAATGCCTTGCTGTTGCATGGCAGATTTAATTTCTTCATATGAAAGTAAATGAATGTCAAAACTTCTAAAAGACATCATTCTATCTTCACCATATAAATAGTCAAGTCTTTTCATAGGGTCTTCAATCTTTGAAGCCTTGTCAAAAGTAGCTTCTTTATTAAGCTTTGCGTGTGTATTTAAAAGCAACATCATTTCCTGAATTACCTTTTGACTCTTATCAGAGTGGTGGCAGTCAGGGGTTACTACTGGCTTTACATCATAAATGTCAGCCATTTCAAGCAACTCATTATTTAATTCTGCAGAGTTATGTGGCATAACTTCTACATAAAAATCTTCACCAAAAGTTTCTTTAAACCATGTCATATGCTTTTTTGCAACAGCATATTCTTTATGCTCAATTGCTTTTGCAAGAAGTCCACTCATACAAGCTGATAAAACTATCACACCTTCTTTGTACTTTGATAGAATTTCAAAGTCAATTCTTGGCTTTCTATAGTATCCTTCAGTCCAAGCAAGTTCATTAAGTTTATTTAAATTTTCCAAGCCCTTGTCATTTTTTGCAAGAAGAACAATATGGTTATATACCATATCCAAGGGATCTGTTCTTTCAGACTTATCTCTATTATCAAATCTGTCTGCAGTTATGTATCCTTCAATACCTAAAATTGGTTTGATGCCGTTTGCCTTTGCAGCCCTGTACATAGGTCTGTGACCAGACAGAACGCCGTGGTCAGTTATAGCAATAGCAGGTAGTCCAATTTCAGAAGCACGTTTTGCATACTCTTCTGGAGTTGCAACACCATCCATAAGGGAGTAGTGTGTATGAACGTGTAATGGAACGTAAGTCATTTTAACCTTTCAGTTGTATAGGGTGGGGGAGGACTTCTCCCCCACCGCATTTACCAATCTACAGAAGTAGATACAGATGGATTGTCAAAGCCAAGATAGAAAGACTCTTGATCAGCGTAAGGAACTTCTTTTACGACTACTTCAAGGTCTGGGATCTCATGCTTAGACCAATCAAACTTTTCTTCATCCTGTTTAATTGGAATTAGAATATAGGTTGTCTCGGTTCCCTTGCCATTTCGCTTTAGCTTCCATGTCATACTTGAAAGACTTTGCGAGTCTTGAACATATTCACGAATTGTATCAAAAGTTGCAGACTTTGCCACACCCATACTCCATACAGCGATGTAAGGATCGTTAACTCCATCATCAACTAGAACATTGATGTAGAATCGCAGACGTGCTCTCCAGCCAGCCTTCATATCTTTTCTGTGCATTTCACAACCAAAGCAACGACCTTCGCTTTCAGCAGAACAAGCTGCCTTACGCTTATAGTCTTTTGGATTTGTGTGCTCAGAAACAACAATGGCAAGACCATTCTTTTCGTCATAGCTTGGGGAGTCTCCATCAAGTTCGTTAACAAAACGAACGGATACACTCTGATTATCTTCTAGCTTTAGCCACGTTACTCGTGGACCGTTATTTTCAAATTTTGGCTTATCTAGCATTGCTTCGATATTTTTTAGCCCTTTTACAATTGCCATTTTTTCTCCTAATACTTTGTCCTATAGATGGACAGTTGTTCTATTGTAACACATTAGCCACAAGATCGTCAAATTGTGACACAAACTTTTTTAAGTCTTCATCTGATAAATCTGATACATCTTTTACTGAATCTGGAAGACTTGCTTTGATTGCACTTGACCCAAGAATGTTTGATAGTTTTTTAGCCATTTCTCTTCCTGCATCATCATTGTCTCCTAAAATAATTACATTATTAAAGTACTGTTTTAAAAGCTCCCTCTGCTTACCTGACACAGAAGCTCCCAAAGTAGCTACAGCGTGTGCTCCTGCCTGTTCTAGTCGTATTGCATCAAAGGATGACTCTACAACAAAAACCTTGTCAAATCTTTTTGCTCTAAACAAATTAAACATTGTTTTGGCTTTTGGAAGTCCTGGAGTATTTTTAAACTCTTTACCCTCTATTGATCTACCAACAAATCCTAAGCACATTCCATCTGGAGAGTGTACTGGAATAGTAACCATGTCTTGGGACTCAGAGTATCCAAGCAAATACCTTTCAACACTATCTTTTGTAATTCCTCTACCAAGATAATAGCTTGCAGCCCTTTGTGAATTTAGTGCAGAAGTATTTAGTCTTTTAATTAACTCACTATCAAATTCAACAAAGTCTGGTTTCTTATTAAGCTTTGCTTCAATACTTTCAATAAAATTAATATTCTCTGATTTAGAGTCAACCATTCTTGCAGATTCAAAGTATGACCTTTTAGTTACATGCATTATTACTTCAATAAGTGAGTGAGACTCTTGACATCCAAAGCAATAAAATAATCCGCTTTCTTTTGAAATTTCTGCAGCAGGTGATCTATAGTTATTATGATATGGGCAAAAGATTATAAAGTCAGACTCTACTTCATATACTACATCAATACCTGCAGCTAACAGACTTCTTCTGACTTGATCCTCTGAGTAGAAGTAGCCATCACTGGCTTGTTTTTGTCTATCCCTGCTATACACTCTGCTGTTCTCTTTCCTACATATACGCCGTATATTGATATTTCAAAATTAAATGTCTTACCATTATAACTAATTGTGAAGTCTGTGTCAATATCATATCTTGGAACATATCCATCTGACTTCATTCCAGCAATAATCATACTGTGATATTGCTCTTTAAGTCTTATAATATGAGAATCATCATAAATTTCACCATCAAGGCTAAATCTTTTTATTGACTTATGAGCGTACATACCATCAATTATATCAATGGAATTAACTATTATATGATTTTTTCTAATCTTTTCACTGCTTTTTCATAAAACTTAGTTTCTCTTTCAATTAATATTGGTTTTCTTTTAAGCATTATTGATGCTTCTCCAGTTGAACCAGATCCAGCAAATGGATCAAGAACTAAGTCTCCTACCTTTGAATAAAGAGAAAGAAGATACTGCAATAAGTACACTGGCTTTTCTGTTGGGTGTATTCTACTTCCAGATTTTGATGGTAAAGATATATGGTTTGGAATACAGGCTTGAAGATACTTACCACCATCCTTATCTTTATACATATTTTCTACTCTATCTAAAATAGTTTGATAATCATTTGCTAAAATATCTTTTATCAAATTAATTACTGAATCTATGTGAACATCATCTTCAAAAGTATTTTCCAACAAAGATTTACGAACTAAACTATTTACTATAGAAGATGCTTTTTCTGCAACTACTACTGCTTCTATAATCTTATCGTCAATATCTTGATTTATTATTTTAACATCTGAGTTAAATGTAGCTTTATTTCCTTTAACTCCAACAATTATGTACTCAACAGCAGATGTTGGCATATATGCTCTATTAATTGGAACAGCATTTGGTTTTGTCCAACTTATTACACGTCTTGGAGAAAGACCATTTTCTTTGAGTGCATCAATAAAATAAGATATATAAGAGTCTGCACAAAATATTGCAAAGTTTCCACCCTTTTTAAGGACACGATTAAATTCATTAGACCATTTATAAAGCTCTTTAATAAAATCTTCATGACTAAAGGTATCCCACTCTTCTTGTGTATCTGAATCAAATTTATATGAATGGATTGTATTATCTTTATATGTATGAAAATTTGTTTCTCTTGCTATATTAAATGGTGGATCTGTTAATATAAAATCAATACTGTTATTTTTAACATTTTTATAATTATCATCATTAAAAATGATATCTTCAATTTTTAAAACATTATCCACTATATTCTACTTTCTCTAAAAACTTTTCTGGATATGCAAATGGACAACTTGTGCAATCGTTTTCGTTGTTAACAAACTCTAGTCCTCCACCAATTTTTTCTGGTATCTTTATTCCTAAAAACATATCTGGCTTTTTGTTATTAGTTATACATTTTTCACAAACTCTTGATTTATATAAGTTATTATCTCTTGATAGCAATTGGTATTTATTTTTTACTTCAGAGACGTTTGATACATCTACTTTTTTTTCAATACTTTCATCACTAATTAACATCCTTGCAACTGGAATTCTGTGATCAATTTCTGGATTTGTAGTTACTCTTATTTGAGTAAAAGAATCTCTATCGTCAAGAGTATTACGAATTTTTGAAATTTCCCCTGGAGTATACACTGCCCTAGCATAGTTATTGCCAGTAATATAAGGAAAAACTATCTTATCAAAGGTGTAGTTTGTATTATGAACTAGACACTTTCTTCTATTTCCTTTTGGGATGTTTACTCCAGCATTCCTTAATTCACGAACCTGTGCAGCTATCTGTCCAACATCTACTCCATTATCCGTTAGCTTATTTCTAAGACAACATCTGGCTATTCCATTTGGATTTTCAAGTATTATTCTTAAAACTTCCTGAGACTTAAATCCTTGTGCAGAGTTTAACTCTTTTAAATATTTAAAAAGATCTTCGTGTGTCAATATATCATTACTCATATGCTATCCCTTATTCAAAGTCTTTATAAATAAAGCGACCAGAATCAAAATCAATATCTACCATAAATTCTCCACAAAATCCATGACGATTTTTTCTAAATATGCATTCAAGAATTGTGCTTCCAGTAGCACGACCAAGAGCTAAAACCCAGTCAGCATCATAGGCTAACTGCTTTGACCACGCTACCTGACCAAGGGAAGGAACGCTATTCATATCAGTTGCATCATCTGGTGTAGCAGAAGCAATTGCAACAATTGGAACTTGAGAAGATATTGCAAGCACTTTTAATTCTCTAGAAATATTTTTAATCTTTACAACTTCATTATCATTTCCCTGATTAGAGTTCATAAGCTGGATATAGTCAACAAATACAACATCTGGAGAATACTGATCTATCTTTCCTCTAATAACAGAAGGAGATACATCTGCAAGACCATCATTAGAAATAATATAGAATGGTGGCTTATCTTTTAAATTTTGCTTAGCCCAATTTTCAAAGCCTTCAATATCAATCATACCTGCACTTAGTTTTCTATGTGAAAAATATCCTTCAGCCATAATTGTATAAACACGATTTCTTACTTCTTTCTCTGTCATTTCAAGAGAAACTATTAATGGCTTCTTACCAGCTTTCCACGCTTGTACAGCCATAAAAATAGCGAGCCAAGACTTACCAATGGCAGGATAAGCAAGGAGAATGCCAAACTGACCAGGAGCAATGCCACCAGGTAAGTAGTTATCAAAACCTGCCAAATTTGTTCTAACACCATGAATTCCTTTCTCACTTAATTCTTTAATGTGTATAAAATGTGCAGAAGCATCTTCTACGTCTGTTGCATCAATATCTCTTACATCAGAACTAATTCTTTTAAGGTCTGATGTTTTTGAAATTATTGAATTAAGAGCTTCAATTGGCTGATGCTCGTTCAATTGTTTTGCACTAGTCATTAGTGCATTTCTTAAATGGTCTTCTAGAAACTGAGTTCTTAACTCTTCTAGGTGATGTTTTGTTGTGCCAATTTCTCCTACAGGCTGGAAATCTCTAAACTTTTCTACCAAAAGAGATTTTGTTGGAACTGTAGAATTTTGTTCATAATAATTTTTTATAAAATCCCAGACATCTTTATGGGTTCTAAACAAAGTATCTGGGTTTGCTTGGAATAGTACATGAATCTGTTTATCATTTAAAACTGCAGACAGTACCTTTGCTTCTAAATCAGACATTATCTATTTAGCCATTCCTTTGCTTGTTCCCTTAGCAACTTTCTTGTTGCAAGATCCTCTTCTTTAATTCTTTTTGCCTCATACACTTTATCAGCATTATTTACCAACCATTTCCAAGTTGGAGATGCAGACACGCCAACGTAGTATTCAATTAGATCATAACTTTGCTCTATACCGTATGATTCAATCAACGAGTCTGCAGCCCACTGCTGGATGTGAATGTTGATATTTTCTTCGTTTAAGTTTTTTTCTTTAAGTAATTTTTTATATCTAGATATTAGTGCAAAGCGATCTTTCTTATCCGCCACTAGTCCTCTAGTTCTTTCTTAGCTTCTTCAACCTTTTGAATTACTTTATTTTCTACAAACTCATAAACTCTATCAAGAGCCTGATCTGTATTTTCTCCACTACGAACAAAATCTGTAATTCCAATATCAATCCTTAGACTTTGAAAATTTCCAAGATTTAGTGTATATCCTAGTGTTACTGAAACATTTGTTGTTTCTGACATTTTGTTCTCCTACCATGTCTCTTCTTGCCAAGTCGGAATGAAACGCCCATCCGATGTCTTCGTATAAAGCATTATAGCATCTCCCATCCTAGAACGCAACTCTTGTTCAGTTGGAACATTTGATGGGGTTATATTTCCATCAGTTCTTGGTCTTCCATGATGTATGGTTGTCATAATTTCTCTTATTTCAAAAAGAGTGTCTTCCGAATAATAAGACATTACTCGAAACTCTCTTTCTCCATTTAGTTTAGCACCAATTGGTTTAGGAATCAAGCCATTTAAATAATATTTTTGCAAAGCTATTCTAGATCTATTTAATATCTTTGCTGAATTTACTACAGAGTATGCTCTTTTTCTATGTTTCTTAAAATCAGAATATAGCATAGACTGATCTTTTCCTTGAGTAATATTTAATAGTTTTACTATATTGCTTGGACGATTTATATGAATGACTCTTATAAGATCGTCATTTATAAAAAAAACTCTCTCTGAAGGCTTTATAACCTTGTCATTAATGTCTTTTGACATTTTTATTCCAGCTCTTTATACTCTTTCGCCAATTGCGATTATAGAAATATTTGCAACAACATCCCCAGTAGACTTTGGAGACTCTAAAAATACAGAACATCCAGATGGTCCTATGTTCTGTAATACAGGAAAAATTGATATTTCTCCAGACACTGATTCAACAGAAGCAACTACTAAAGGAGTTGTTTTAAATGAAAAATTAAAAGTTGTCTTAAGAACTGATCTTGTAGTAGACAAGTTTCCTGAGACCTGTTGAGATGCAGAATATAAAACTAAGTCAGAGGTTATTACCTTTGTAGTATTATTATTTCCAATATATTTTAAAGACGACTGAGTTCCACCAGTAGAAATTTTTTGATTTAAACTGTTTATTTCAGTAGCAATTCTTATCAAATAAGAAATGTCTATTGGCTGACCTCTGTCAGGTAATTCTATTGCTGCCATTTTTTCTCCTAGTTAATTATATCAGGTAAGGGATACTACTTGGGTATCAAATATTTTAAACAAGTCGTATGCTCCATTAACTGACCCAGAAATTCCAAAAAATAGATTAAATCTTTCTCTAAAATCCTGCTCTGTTTCTGAAATTTTAATTCTAGGAACATCTTTTGTTGCTATTAATCCAACTACTCTGGCTGATGCTGATCCATCTGGTATTAAGATATTTGTTAAATCATCTAGGGCTCTTTCATGATATTGAAAATCTCCCATAACAGAACCAGAACCCCATTGAACAAAAATATCTGCTGGATGATTTTTAAAGCTTAAAGAATGATTGTGTGATATTGAAGCACTGCTAAGAGACGCAGAAGTATTATATATTATAGGAGTATCCCAAGTTATATTTACTACTCCCCCTCCTAAAAGCAGGTTGTATTCAGATTCTGCAGGTCTATATTGACCAATACTTTTTACTATGTATAAATTTGACCATGCAGATATTCTATTTCTATCTTCAGAAAGTACCCTAAATTGAAAAACATGATCTCCATTTGAGTCTGGTGGTGGTAAATTTTCTACTGGAATTCTTATTTTTGCCATTAGGATACTCCTAAGCCAAACCTATATTCAATATAACTTGTAGAATTTTCTCTTTTAAGAACTGGATAAGAATCTGGTGTTTTTATATATTCTGCAGCAACTAAAGAGTATAATGGATTTTCAGTAGATATATTTTCAAATTTAATTCCATCAAAAAGGATGTAGTAGTTTTCTGGATCAACATTGTCAATTGCACAAGAGTAAATCCTAATTCCACTAACACTGCTCCAAGAAAAAGAAGATGAAGTTGTTGTAAAATCTGATAAAGACTTTGTAACTATCTGATACCTTTGATCTTCTAGTTCAGAACTTGAAAGACTTATATTAACATAAGCTTTTGGACTTCCTGGTATATTGTTTATAAATTCTAATCTGATCCTTACTCCACCATCTGGTGGTCCACCACTTGCTTCTAAATCTGAGTTAATTACTGAAAATGCTAATTTTATTTGATCTGTAGGTAAATTTTTTCCTAAATTTAAATTAATAGAATTATTTTCAAGATAATATCCAGCACTTGCAGAATTAGAATTTACATCAAAACTTGGATCAATTATTGAAGCATTTCCTATTGAAAGCAAAGATCTATTTAGATATCTTGGAGGCTCGTTTCTATCAAGCCTCTGTGAAAATTCAAATATAGAAGAGTCGTTATTTATGAATGCATACTTTTCACTTTGCAAAAATCCAGACTCAATGTCTCCACTGGAAGCAAAACTTAATGGAATATCTTGTTCGTAACCAACTGCTTCAACTTCTCCAAGCCTAGCATACGTCCACTGCTCTGACTGATCAAATGTTAAAACTATTTTGCTATCATAGTTTTCTGCTAAAACATTTGATTCTGCTGGAAACAGTCCAATTTCTGTAATATTAAATCTTTGGTCTGTAGGAAGTTCTGCCTTAAAAATAATCTTTTCAATACCATCTTCTTTAACAAGACCTTTTGATAAAACTGGAACTCTAAAAACTTCAAAATTTAAAGACTTGTCATCTTGTAAAAATGATACTGAAGAGGATATTGGCAAAGCATTTCCACCAACACCAATTGCAATATAGCTTGCAAATTCTGGAGCCTGGTTTAAAAGATATTTTGCTATTATATTTTTTCCATTATTTGTAATCATTATTCCACCTCATATATTGTACCATTTGTGTCTATTTGAACTTGAACTATTTCTGATTGCTCTAAATTGTCAAGCTCTATAACCAAGTCCCCATTAGTATCTATATAAATATATCCTTTTTCAACCTCTTGTACAATATTATTTTCGTCCAAGTATTGATAAGTAGCGTTTAAATTATTTTTTGTTATATAATTTTGATCAGGTATTTTAGAAAATAAGTTTATAGGGTATATAGAAGTTAAAGACCTATTTTTATCCATATTTGTTAAAGATCTTGAAGCTTCATATCTTTTTTTAATATCTGATAAGTTTGATACAATTACATACTTTTGATCAATTCCCTCAATAGTGTCATGCCTAAGAACATTTGAAAGTTCAATAGCAGAAAATTGTTCAAATAGTAAGGATTCAATTTTTGAAGGGCTTTCTTGTGGAAGTAAGGAGGATATATTTAAAACATCTCTGGTTGGAGTTTTTACAACTCCACGATCTTTATTATAGGAAATTATTGGATGTGGCATTGGTGGCATGTTGCTACCTTGAAAATTTATATTAGTCATTTTATACTTCAACCATCCTTATAGAAGTTTTTATGTCTGAGCTATTTCTAGAATACATCATTGACACAATCACAAATCTTTTATCAACATCAACAAACTTTATACCGTCTTGTAAGTCATAATTAATCTTAACAATGTCTCCAAGTTGTAAGTGTGGTGTTCCAAAAACATCAATTTCTAAAATTTTTCTTGGCTTTAGAGTTTTTCCAATTAACCACTTCATTATATCTTTTGCTGAATCTTCATTTTGAATATAAAAAGAGTCTAAAGAAAAAGCTTTGTTCCCATAAATTGCCCTACTACTCTTTATATCATCATAAATTTTATCAGATCTTTCTGGATTTACAATAACACTATCTACTATAACTGGATCTGAAAAATTTGATAACTCTCTAAAATAATCATCAATTGTTAATACTTTTGAAATATTTTGAGTAAAAGTAATTCCTTGTATCATAATTCTGTTACTAGAGTTTTCACTTAAACTAATAGCCTTATCAGTATTATTAAAAATTAAAAATTCTGCTCCATAAGATCCTGGCATAAATCCAGAAACTGTATAAGATTTTTCATCTGTGAATGAAGGAACTAATTGTGCAACTATTGCTGGATAAGCTTGATCATACTTAATGTTAAAATATGCACACTCTCTTAAAATAGTTCCAAATTCATCATAATATATATCAAAGTCTGGAGATCTTTCTGCACCAATTGAAGATAGGTATGAAGATTCTACTAGGTATGGCATTGCATAGCTTCTTAAAGATTCAGAAATTGATAAGTTTTTTTCTACAGAAGATAGTTTTAAATTTTTAGTTATTGGACTATTGTTGGAGTCAAATCCAGAAGAAACTGTAACCGATTCTGTTTGGCTGGCTTTATTTTTTAAAGCATACAGGTGTTCAAACATTACTTTTGAAGATCCTCTAACAAACAAACAGGTAGTAAATTTTACATTTGACTTAATTGAAGGAAGAGCATCTGTATCTGTTACTGTAGCAATTAAAACATTATTTAAATATATGTAAAACTTTGCAGTAGTGGAGTTTGGAATCATTTCTGACTCAATGGCTACATCATAAACAGTTTGATTGTCTATAGAAGCCATCCTGTCCATTCCAACAAACTTTCCTTCATCAACAAGTATTTTTGCTGTTGTGCCCCAAAGTTTTACTGGTATTCCAGTGTTTGGTTTTTTTAAATCTGGAGAAGATACTGTTGTTGGCAAAATTTTGTAAAAAATAATATTATGAAGATCTCCCCCAACACTTGCAGAGCTTGTAGATATTCCTGCTTCAAGAAAGTCTTTAGTTAGTGCTGCAATTTCAAGATAATATCCAGAATTTGTATTACTGTCAATCATATAACCTATGCCACCAGAACCTCCAGCAACATCGTCTTCAATATCAGAGTTAATAACTGTATAGTATTTTGTTGAATTTAGCGGTGACTGGGTAGTACTGTTTATAGGCTTACCAATAATTCTTAACCTTGCCCCAACGTGTTTAAAATCATTAGAAAAATCTTTATATACATAAGAAACTAAATCTCTATCTACATAAGAAGTACCAGAAAGATTAATTGGATATGGTCCAGACATAACTAGTGCTGATGATTGAACGGTTCCAATGCTTCCTTGGTTAGAAACTGATGAGTTGCTTTCTGATCTTACAGATTTTTTTAAAAAGTTTGCAATTTTATCAGTAATTTTTGGAGTATTTATTAAATCTTCTCCAAGTTTTCCACTGGTAGTTGGTGACATTTCTGGATAAGATATGTCTTCTACATTGTTTGTCTTAAATAAATAAGTTGAATCCATTCTAAAAGATTGTCTATAAGATGGATCTTTCCAGTATAAATTTAATCCAGAAGTATGTGAAACTATGCTAGTTCCAAACTGTCCTCTTCCGTGAGATTTTACAGCCCCAGTTTTAAATCTAACTCCAGCATCTAGTCCATCATTGTTCGCACTTGGAGCATTTTCATAATATGGTTCAACAAATATTCTAATATTGCCAGTAAGGATCATTTTTCCATTAAATGGTAGTTTAGAAAAATATTTTTGATACTCATTATTTGTACTAATCCAAACTCTTCCAACTCCAGAAACATCATACTCTTGTGCGTCATACCTAATAATTTCACCATTTGCAAAAAGATATCCTTGAAATCTTGAAAGCCATATTGCATTTTCTCCAACATCTATTAGGTTGTTTATAATAGTATTATTTAAAACATAAGGAACTACATCTGATAAATCAATATTTAGTGGAACTGCTGCAAGAGAATATCCAGATTTTCCAGTTGGTTGATTTATTGTTCTTAATTCTTCCTGTTCTCCAAGCTCCCACAGCAAAGATGATTTATAGGCATAGGTTCTTTCACTTAAATCTAGCTCAGCCTGTTCTAACTTTGAAACTTCTCTTTGAATATACCTAGTTGTGTAATTAATTTGACCATCATTTATTATTTTTGTTTCTGAACTTGATATTGTTTCTATATTTGGAACAGCATCTTCTCCATCTACCAGGGTTTTTTGACCATATAGCGTAGTAAGTCTTTCTGAAATAGCTATGTTAGAATCTCGTATAGAAGAATCTGGAAGTAAATATTCTTTTGGCATAATAACAAAATTATTATATTCATCAAAAAACATTGATGTCTGAGTAGATTGTGCCAATCTTTGTAAAATTTCTGCAACAGATATATCTGGCTCAACAAAGAAAAACGGAACCACTGGGTCGTTTGCAGAACTAATTCCTTTAAATATATAATTGCTAAACCCTATACTGTCTAGCACTGTAGCTACTGCCATTGTTAAAGTACAGTTTTGTAAAAATAAAGATGGTGCATTCTTAGTTTCAAGTCTAAAAAATGCATCTCTTAAAGACAAAGATACGTCTTGAGAGCTTGAACTTGATATTGCTGAATTTTCTGAATAAAAAGTTTTTAGTGGAACAAACTTATCATAACCTTCAACATTTAAAACAGTTTCATAAAAATCAAACTTTATCTGAGGATTTAAATTATTAGCAATAATGCTTCCAGTATTATTAGCGGTATTAAAAGTATTTAATTCTGTAAAAGTTCCATCGTGATTTGATAAAGATATATTTCCAGTAGAGGCAACAAGACCCCCAACTGGTAATCCAAAGTCTGTCGCTATCATATTTTTATTAATTTCATAATCTGTTGTATACTCTGTAAGGTCTACCTTTAGTCTTGGAGACATTTCAATTAAATCAAATGTTTTATTTGGTGCGTACATTGTTTCAACAGCAACCCTTAAGCCTTTTATAAAAATAAAATCTCTAAATGTGGTAACACCATTTTTAATAAAATATTCTGGATTATTAACTTTTCTTGCTATTCCAATTCTTTTTGTATCATCA